AGCCGTCTCTGGTCATCCTCGACTGGGATTACCAGCAGATCGAAGGAGCCATGCTCGAGAAATGGATGCCTTGGATCTTCCGACGCTGCGAAGAACTGTCGGATGAGTGCCACGCTCGGTTCGGTGTGGCCGGAACCTGGATTGAAGACAAGAACAGCGGCATGGTTTTGCTTCAGCAGGGCGAGAACCGCGGGTGGCCGACGCGCGCCATTGAGTCCAAGCTCACGGCTATGGGCAAGGTCGAGCGAGCCATCGACGTTAGCGGCTACGTGTACCAAGAACTGGTGAAGTTCTCACAAGCTGCGTTCGACAAGACACTGATGTACAAAGGCACCACGCGCAATCACCTGGTGAGTCAGGTTGTCGGTTTCCGGCCCGGCAACAAAGACCCGGTCGACGACGACCTGCTCGACGTCTTCTGTTATTGCCTGATGTTGACCCTGGGCGAGCAGAGCGGTTTCTAAGGAGACAATATGACCCATCCCGCCGTCCAACCACACCTCGACGCGTCGGCAGCGCTTCAGGACGCCGCCAACAAGCATCGAAACGCCGCCGAGGCGCACGAGGAGGGCGTTCACGAAGAAGCCAAGGAGCACGCCCAGGCGGCTCGGCAAGCCACTCTCGAGGCGGCGATCAAGTCGGAGTCGGCTGCGCAGCTCTCCACTGCTCCACCCGCCTCTCGACCCCGGAAGGAAGCTCCGGAAAAGTAAATGACCGTCAAGGGTTCATATCTCGACACTGGGGCGCTCGGTAGCTCGCTCGAGGAGATCTTCCTCACGAGCGATATAACGCCGGGCGACCAGGTCAGCTACAATGTCTGCAAGCAGATCTTCCTGTACCACCCGCTCGGGTTCAAGATGGTCTGCGGGCCGCTGCAGCTGGCGATGGCCGAGGGCCGGCAGATCACCGTGCCCGACTCGCCGGGCGAGCGGGTGGCCGACGCGTTCAAGCAGCAATGGGAAGAACTCGGCGCTGACTTTTTCATTTTCCAGACTATGGCCATGTCAAGGGTCTACGGCCTGAGCTCGGTCGCTCTCCTGATCGACGGTGTGGCCTCCAACGAACCCTTGGACGTGTGGTCGCTCCCCGACGCCAACATCGCTTTCAATGTCTATGACCCGATGAACACCAGCGGCAGCTTGACTATCGACCAGCAGCCGATGTCGATGAATTTTCTGAAGGTCAGCAACATCGCAGTTCAAGGCTCCAGCTTCCACCGCTCGCGAGCCATCACTATCCAAAACGAGTTCCCGGTGTACATCGCTTGGAACTCGGCGGCGTTCGGCTTCGTCGGTCGGTCGGTTTATCAGCGGGCGTTCTTCCCGTTGAAGTCGTATCTGAAGTCGATGATTACCGACGACATGATCGAGACCAAGGTCGGAGTCCTCGTCGCCAAGATCAAACAGGCCGGAGCCATCGCCAACGCGGTGATGAAAGCCTCGGCTGCGTTCAAGCGCAGTGTGGTCAAGGAAGCGGAGATTGGCAACACCATCAACATCACACCGGATGAGGATGTTGTCTCGCTCAATCTGACCAACATGGATGCGCCCCACATGCTGGCGCGGCGCAATATCTTGGAGAACATCGCTACCGCCGCCGACATGCCCATCAAGATCCTCGCCCAAGAGGCGTTTGTCGAAGGGTTCGGCGAGGGCACCGAGGACGCCAAGGCCGTCGCTCGCTATGTCGACCGGGTGCGGGCGACGACCAAGCCGCTCTATCACTTCTTTGACCGCATCTGCATGTACCGCGCCTGGTCGCCTGCGTTCTTCGAAACCATGCAGCAGGATTTCCCCCAGACCTACGGCGGCATGGAGTACAAAGAAGCCTTCTTCAAGTGGTCCAACTCTTTCAGCACCGAGTGGCCCTCCATCCTCGAGGAACCCGAGAGCGAGCGAGCCCGGCTCGAGGATGTCAAAATCAAAGCTGTGGTGGCGCTCCTCCAAGTCTTCGAACCCATCCTCGACACCGATAACAAGCTGGTGCTGTACGAATGGGCGACTGACAACATCGCCACCAACAAAGTTATCTTCTCCGCCCCGCTCGAACTCGACTTCGAAGCGCTCGCTGACCATCTGGATGAGATGGAGGAGCAGCAGCAGGAGAATGACGCCGCCCGCAATGAGGGCTTAGCCAACATGGGCGGCCAGATGGTGGACGGCGACGAAGATGGTGGTCAGAAGAAACCCATGATTACGATGGGCGGCAAGATGGACTCTCTGGCGTCTCGGTTCGACAAGGCTGCCGCGGTGCTGGCCAAGATCTCGCCCGACGCCCAGGATGTTATCCCCCTCGACAAATTGCGCTCGGTTCTCGGGACCCGGCGCAAGAGAGAGCGAGCCCGATGACCCAGTATGAATACCTGCTCGAGCGTGTCCATTTGCCCGCGGATGGCAAACAGCTGGCTGCTCGGTTGAACGAGCTTGGGTCGCAAGGCTGGCGACTTGTCATGTCGACTACGGTCAATGCAAGTCTGCTTTGGTTCATCCGAGAGCTCGGCGATGGGCCACCCATAGAACCACCCATAGAACCGCCTGAGGAGGTCACTGAGCCGCCTGTCGTCATCGACGCGCCGTATGCCTCCGGGCCGAGCGGAGAGGCGTCTGCGACCGTCGGAGAGACCGTCAACTGCACGATGGGCAACTGGGAGGGCGAGCCCAGCCGGTACGCTTATCTGTGGAAGCGCCGGCTCGCTGGCGGGCAAGTCATTCCTCTCAACAACGAAACGGGGCCGGAGTACGACACCGCCACTCAAGATGGTGGCAACTCGGTGTTCTGCGCCATCGAAGCTTCGAACGACTATGGCCAGGCCTACTCCGAGAGCAACGATGTCGCGGTGAGCGCCAGCGAGGTTGTTGAACCTCAGAGAAAGAAGAAGTGATATGGCCACTATCACCTCAGCTGAAGTCGGGACGGAGCTTGTCAGCGGGCCCGGCACGCTCGCGGGCCTAGTCGTCACTGTGCCGTTCGATGTGAATGCCGACAGGAAGACTCCGCTGACGCTGATCGACGCCACCGCGGCGAACCCCACCGGCCGAGGATTGTTCTCCGCCAGCTTGAACGACCTCAACTATCTCTATGGCACCGTTCCCGGCGGATTGCCGATGACACCGGGCGCGCCGACGCCGCCACCGACCGGGACGTTGTTTGCCGGCAAAGAGATCACGTTTGAGCGTGGGCTTTATGTCTTGAGTTGTCCGCAGAATGTGACCTTCACGTCATCATGAGTCTACGAGACTTCCAGCAGGTCGTCCGAGCTGCGGTCACTTATTTCACCCAGCACGGCTACACGAGCCAGAAAGCGCTTGACATCTGGTCGCAACGCATCGCGCAGGCGGCCGATGACATGCTGATAAGCCCAGAGGAGGCCAGCGAGCAGATAGCTCGCAGCCTGGGCAATATCTACGGCCGGGTGATGCGCAAGCTGCCCCGGCATATGAAAGAACTTCAGTCGACAGTTGCCGGCCGGATGGGGCCGGAGATGTTTTTTCGTCGGATGTCATCTCTGCCCGAGCTCGCGCATAAGATGCGCACCGAGCTCGACCGCAAGGTCGCGACGAACCTCGACTTGATAAAGATCCGGCGAGAGGAGAGCATGGCAGCGACCTTGCGTCGGTTCAAGGGGTGGGCGAGCAGCGTACCTCCCAGCGGCACGCCCACCCCACCCAGTGATGAGGTCAATCTGCTGCTGAAGGATTTCCGCCGGATCAGGTTCGAGACCAACCGGCTCAACATCGACCAAGGACACAAGCTCAATTCAGCCTTGAATTCCACTGTGGCTGAGAACACGGGCGCTATCGCCGGAGAATGGCATTCTCACTGGCGGCAGACAAATTACAACTACCGGGTCGATCACAAAGAGCGAGATCTTCACATTTACACGATCCGCGGCAACTGGGCTGAAGCGAATGGCCTGATGAAGCCGGGACCGGACGGCTACACCGATGAAATCACTCAACCCGCCGAGGAAGTGAATTGCCGGTGCTTCTACCGTTACATCTACAATCTGAACCGATTGCCTGAAGCGATGTTGACCGAGAAGGGTAAGAAAGCGCTTCAGGCATTGGACGCGGCTTAACCTAGGAGTAACCATTATGGCTACCGACTACAACAAGGCGGAACGCGACCGAGACCCGGACCGCATCAAGAGCCCGGGCGAGAAGCAAGTGGAGCGGGAAGCCGCAGCGCGTGAGCGCAACGAACAGAAGCGAGCCGAAAAGGAAGCTCGTGAAAAGATGGAGCTCTACGGCACCGGCACCGCCAAGGTCACTTCGACAGACGCCTTGAGCGGCGAAGTCGACCTGAAGGCGGTGCAGTGGAAGTCGACTGGGCCTATCGTCGTGTCACCCGACCCCGAGGACCCGACCACGGCTCAGCTTTATGCGACCGCTGTCGGCACCTCGACGATCACCGCGTCCATGATGGACGAATTCGGCGTCACCAACGAACTCGCCCATGTCGACGTCGATGTCGTCGAAAAGGGTGTGGCTCACGAGAGCAAGATCGAACTCTCGCTCCAGCCGGCCAAGTCACGCGAAGAGCGGGGTCAGCCACCGATCCCCGAGGAAACCACCGATCCGGCCGCTCCCAAAATCCCGGGCCGTCGTGGTAAACTGGCGACCACGCCGCCGAACAACAAATCTGACTTGACCCCAGCCGGAGCATACCAGCAACAGGGCAAGTAACATGCCGCTGACCTCCAAAGGCGAGAAGATCCACCGAGCAATGGTGGAGAAGCACGGCAAGGAGGAAGGCGAGCGGATATTCTACGCAAGTAAGAACGCAGGAAGGATTACCGGCGTGGACAAGAAAGCTGACGCAGAGGAAAAGGAAGAGAAGAAGGACGCCGAGGTCAAGGAGACTCCGACTAAGGAGACCAAGACCACCGTCAAGGAGCCAGCAGGGGAGGAGAAGGAGGACCCAAAGTCCAAGGTCAAATCCGCTGAAATGGAACTCAAGGCGCTCGAGCGTGAGCAGGAGCAGTCCGAGGAGAGCCAGAGTCGTCAGAACAACATCGACGACCAGAAGTCCATCGTTCGCCAGCTCCGCAATGAGATGCGCGAGACCGAGCACAAAGAGCGCATGGGCATCGCCGACGCCACCGAGAAGGTGGAGTATCAGCAAGACCGGGCTGTGCTCTTGGACGCTATCAGCAAAGCTTGCGACAACTTGTCGGAGCGTATGGACGCCTTCGCTGCTCGGCGCTCAGCGTGAATGATCACTGCTGGCTTCGTTCTATTCAGGACTCCGGCGGGCCGGGTCCTCCTCCTTCGCCGTAGCGAGAACGGCGATCACGTAGGAGAGTGGGATTTTCCCGGCGGTAAGCTGGAGGATGGAGAGAACGTCGGTCAGGCGGCGATCCGGGAGGTGATGGAGGAAATCGGCTTCACGATGGGCCACACCGGGCGCTGGTTCTGTCGCTCGATCAAGGACGGCGTCGACGCCACCACTTTCATCTACGATGTCGACGACGAGTTCACGCCCAAGTTGAACCGCGAGGAGCACGACGACTGGGTCTGGGCGGACCCGCTCGAGGCGCTCACTCCGCTGACTAACGGCTTTGTTGTTCACCCCGGTGTGGTGATTGCGCTGCGCCGGCTGAGAATGAACGAGTACGAAGTCGCGGAAGCCATCCGAGACGGTGACTTGACTTCGCCCCAGTGGTTCGAGAACGCCCTGCTCGTTGACATGCGCATTAGCGGCACCGGGATCAGTTATCGCCCAGGGCTCAAGGAGTGGGTGTACCGCCGGCCCGAGAATTACCTGACGCCGGAGTTTCTCAAGCGCACCGCCGGGATGCCCATTATCTACGAGCACCCGGAAGGCACCATCCTGGACAGCCAGAGTTTCGGCAATCGCGTCGTCGGAACCATGCAGCTGTCATACATCAAGGGTGGCTCCGATGTGTGGGGTGTGGCCCGTATCTACGACAAGGAAGCGGGTCGAGAAATCATCGAGGGCGGTGGAGAGATTTCGACCTCGCCCAGTGTGGTGTTCCGCGACCCGGCGGTGAACTACGAGATTGAACTCGCCAATGGCGAGACGATGCTGGTCGAGGGGTCGCCCAGCTACCTGGATCACTTGGCTATCTGTGTCAATGGGGTGTGGGATAAGGGCGGCTCACCCTCGGGCATTCGCGTCGACAGTGCTGAGGACCAGCGCTTGGCCGCGATTGCGGACAGCATCGACAGATTGGATGAACGGCTGACCCGTCATTTGATAACCCGAGCCGTTGGGCGACTGGAACGGCGCATAGAGAAAGTGGAGGCCAAAAATGGCTGCTGTTAAGGACGATGCCGAGGGCCTGGACAAGGTGCTCTCAAAGCTTGACGCCCTAGGCTCTCGCATGGACACCCTCGAGACCGGCGCTGGGTCGAAGAACCCCATTAAGGGCGACGCCGACAAGAAGGGTGACGCCGGCAAGAAGGACGAGACCGAGGAAGAGAAGGAAGAGCGCGAGAAGAAGGAAAAGGAAGAGAAAGAGGACCAGGCCAAGAAGGACTCGGCTGAGCAGGCCAAGAAGGATGCTGCCGAGGCAGCGGCCAAGAAGGACGCCGGCAAGAGGGACGAATGGCCCGACAAGGACAAGGACAAAGACAAGGACAAGGACGACTCGGCCAAGAAGGACGCCACCATCACCGTGTCCAAGAAGGACTCCGACGAGGACGAAGAGGAAAAGAAGAAGGAGGACAAGCGCCGCGACGCCGCCATCGCTGACGCTGCCGACCGCAACCGCCGGCTCGAGAAGCAGTTGGCTGACCAGAGCGCCGAGATTTCTCGGCTCACCGCTCTGATGAAGCCACGCAGCGACGACGAGCACGCGGCCTTCGCCGACGCTCAGGCCAAAGCCGACTCGATCTTCCAAGGCTTCGGCAAGCAGGCTCCTCGCCCGCTCGAGGGCGAGTCGCTCATCAACTATCGCAAGCGGCTGGCGACTCACCTCAAGCCCTACTCCACCGTCTGGAAGTCGGTCAAGTTCAGCCAGCTTCCCGACGAGGCGTTTGGCATCGCCGAGGCTCAGGTCTACTCGGACGCCGCCACTGCGGCGGCTAATCCGGTCGATCTGAATGACGGCGAACTGCGCGAGGTCGCTCGCACTGACCCGCGCACCGGCCTCAAGACGATCGTGTTCTATGGCAGAGACAGTTTTGTCAAGAGCATGGGTCGACCCGGGCGCCGGGTGTCGAGCTTCCGAACTCAGTCGGGGGCATAAACACCTCTACTGCGCGGTCGGACCCCACCGGCCGCGTAACCTCAAGTTGGAGATTAGGGAATGTATCAGATCAACCCCCTTGCCCAGACCAA